CAGCTACCGGCAGTTAATTATGATGTTAATTTTCATGAATACACCAGGTGCGGGTGCACTCAGCTTGGGCGGTGCTACTAGTTTTGTAAAAGATTTTGGTAGTATTGTTATGTTGATGTTTACCTTCATCTGGGAAGGTTGTTGTTGGGGATACGATGTAACTTTACTTATTTGGGATTGGTTAGGCCTTTTTGGGCTTTCACCATTTCAGAAATTTAAGGTTATTTTTGGGTCCGCTCATACAATTCTTTGGAGTAATATAGTTTGGACTGTGGAAACAGTTCAACTTATTGTTGCTCCCGATGTAGATGAGTATGAAGCTGTTGTTGCTACCTTTGTTGTTGTAGTGTTTCTCCTATGTTATGTAGGTTTGAGATGTTACTCTGTAGGGTTGCGTCTTGCTTCACGCCTAAAAAATTTTACATTTGTTGAGGTTTTATATCTAAACTTACTTGAAATTTTCGGGATCATCCATATTGTGCTATTTTTAGCGAGATTTTATATGTGGTTTGGTTTGTGTTTTATACTAGGTGTGCTATTTTTTGAACTTAATCGTAAGAAGATGGTTAAAGAGTCCATGTTAGTGAACTCTAAACCATTTAATATGATTAGGGCTCAGAAAAGCACTATTGGTACTGGATACGGACCTGCCCAGTGTTTTGGTTTAGGTGTCGTGTTTAAACAAGGTTATGCCTTGGTTACATGGCATCAGATAAACCCGGACAAATATGATGTTGAAAGGAATAAAATAATATGGCCTGATAAAAAAGGGATACTTCACGTATCCAAATTTACTGTTATATTTGTAGATGAGAATTTAGATATAGCTGTTATAACGTGCCCAATTGGGCCTAAAGTCTGTACACTTGCTGCTGGTAAGGTAGGGATGCATGTCACTATGTTTTGTAATGATGGGCCAACGCCCATCTTTCATGACAAAGTTGGTAGCATTACTGCTGGAAAGTTATGTAAGGTTTATGGTGGGACTGTGTATCATGAAAACACTTCTTTTGAAGGTCAATCTGGTTCACCAATGTTTTTTTGGTTTGAACTGTATTGCACTTCATAAGGAGGGTTCTTCTAAGTATGGCGGTGCTACTATTATGACTACTGAGTTGATTGCAAAGATTTTATCTTTGGGAGTGACTAAGGAATCATATGAGATAATGGATGTTAATGCAGCTATTGAAGC